TGAGCCAACAAAGGCTACAATGGAGCAGAAGAAAGCCAACAAAGCCTTGGCTAAAAAGATTGCTTGGGCTGGCTATGGGTGGAAAAATAAGGAGTGGGTTTGTCTTGATAAAATATTTTATAAAGAGGCAAAGTATGACCACCTTGCAAAGAACCAAGCAGGTTCAAGTGCATATGGAATTGGTCAACGTCTTAAGGAGAAAAGCAAAGACCCTATGACACAGTTGCTACACACTTATAAATATATCCAGCATAGGTATAAAACTCCTTGCGCTGCTTGGAAGTTTCACTTAAGACATAATTACTACTGATGTTTGACTTAAGAGGTGAGCCAACATTTGTATGTGTATGTGGTTCAAAGATGTGGAACTTAAAAGTAATGTGGGATACAGAGACAAGACAAGTGGGAATGTATTTGTTAGACCAAGTATGTGATGAGTGCGGGGCAATTGCTACCGCTCCAACCGAGATAGATGGGTGTGAATAATGTATAAAGAAGTTAAAGTGTCTAAGTTATATTTGTCTTTTGGTTTTTCTTTTAAAAGATTTGCCATTGGATTTAGTGTAGATAAATACCATATGGAGTTTGACTTAATGTTTATTTGGTTCTCGATAGAATACTAGGGAACATAGTGCCAACATACGAATACAGATGTAATAAATGCCAAGCAGTTTACGTCTTAAGTAGAAATGTAGGTGAACGAAGCCACGAAGTTAGATGTATGTGTGGTAATGTAGCAGAAAGAGTTTTTAATCCTATCTCTGTTCAGTTCAAAGGCACAGGTTTTTACAAGACGGATAACAAATGAAAGAGTTAATCAGTTTTGTTTTTGCTTTCAGTAAGTTGTCCTTCACCATCACTATGATTTTCATTATGCTTTTCTAAGTAAAAGTAGTATTTTATACTGTCAAGTCTAATTGTTTTTCGGGTGTGTCGCCGTTTGAGTATTGTTAAAAAAATAAAATTAAAAAATTTTAAATAGTATACTTATGTCAAGCCAATCAAATTGGTTGGTGGTATATGACAGGAGAAAGAAATGAAGAACGATACATTATATGCCGAGGCCTTTCGTAAGATTGCCCTTGCATATGTTGGTGGTCTCGAAGGCCAAGGGTTTATTGATTATGTCTCTGAGATAATGACAGAGACCCTTATTGGGGGTGCCATAGATGAATAGTGACCAAACTTGTATGGCAACACCACTGACCGCAGACGAAGACGGTATCGGTATGAGTTATGATACTAAAGTTTGTGGTAAACAAGGTAATCTTATGTTGAAGTATGAACTACGTCGTAGTTATTATGGAACCATAGTTCTTTGCGAAGAACATTCTGATAATGTTTGGATTGACATTACAAGGTTAATAGACGTAGACGACTTTTAATTAAGTCTTGGTGAGCCCCCGTTTCGGCGGGGGTTTACTTTTCTTTTTCTTCTGTTGTGGTATTTTCTAAGTCAACATCATTGTATGGTTTGAACCCACCAAGTTTACGAATTAATCTGTTAAGTGCTCGACGCTGACGCATACGAGCAGTGTCCTCTGAACCTAACTTAAGAGTTTCGGCAATCAAATTATATTCTAATGTCTCTGCGTGTCTTAAGAATAAAATCTTTCTGTCATCTTTAGATAATCTCCAGTAAGCGTAATCTATTTCTATCATCATAGCCATAAGATTTCCACCTTCGGCTGGAGCAAAAGTTCCTGCAACCCCGCCCAAGTCCAACTTATGACCAACATTTATCTCACCTCTTAAGACAGAAGGGAGCAAAGCCTCGACCAAACCTGCTTCATAATAGTATAAATCACTGGTTTCGTAGCCACTTGTGTTAGCCTTCCACTCCTGACAATAGTCTAAAGCGTGATTGCGAAGGGAGCGATAGATTAAATTCTTAGCATCTTTCTCGCCAATCTTTTCCCACTCTGCCAATTTATTTGGGTGCTCATAAAACCATTGATACAAAGATTGTTTAATATCTTTTAACTCAACCATTTTAAATTTTTTATGATACTCAGAAGCAACGGCGTCTATTACATAATCCCACTCTTTAATTTTTTCCCAACCAATCACAATAATTTTATGCCTAACTCTAATGGTAAAAAGGTAACCAACTTATTTGTCTTTGATTTATCTGGAAACTCAGTGGTAATTGGCAGCCACTTCTCCACCCACTCTAAGTTTTGAACTACTGTCTTAAGAGGAAAAGACCAAACACCAAGAGGCGTTGAGTTTATATACCAAGGCGTATAACCAAGAACATCTGCGGTTGTAATTAAGAAATCAAACTTCTTTCTTTCCAATAACAGGGTATCGTAATGAGTATTCCTAGACTTAAGTTCAATAAACATTTTGTAATAATTGCTTGTGCAGTCAAAACTATCCCACTCTTTACTAGATTTTTCTAAATCAAAAAAGTGCCCAACCTTTAGCCACTCAAACAATTCTTGTTCTTTCATTATTTGCTGTCCCACTGCTCTCTTAAAACTAATAGGGCAATGATGGAATAGTTAGCCATATCTTTGAACGAGTCCTCAAGGGATTCGTGTTGTGGGTTTCTGCTGTTGTCAACGAGATTATTAATCCTTGCAAGTTTATCGTGCATACGCACTCGCAATCCATTGATAGGTCCACCAGGCGATTCGCTGATGTTCTTCGGGCCGTAATCAAGGTGTTTGCTGATGAGTAATTCTTTAAGTTCATTGAATGTATCCTCTACATTTTTTTTAAATTGTTTGTTAATAGCAGAGGAATCTTCAAGGTTAATAGCAAGGTGTTTTGGTAAATCTCCTTCGAGTAAACTTGGAATCCTTGTCTTTCCAAATGGGTTATAATCTGCCATATCTCTTCACTCTCCGCTTTCATTGGTGGGATTTTCCTCTTCTAATAATGTCTTAAGACCATCGTCAAAATCTTTCAATGCCGACTTAACCACCATATCTTCTATGAGTTCTTCTATTGGTTCATAGCCATTTTCTGAAGCAAACAAAGTCACATAGGTTGACTGAGTAATTAACTTAATTTGTTCAGGATTATAAGCATTATTATAAATAAATCTAAGCATTGAGCCAAGCATTAACCTGTGTCCGCCAGGCAATACCAAGTATGGGTCAAACTCTTCGTTGTCTTCTAGCAAATGGTCAACCAATTCAAAAGAACTTTCAAAGACCTCTCCACATTCTTTGCAGGTATTATGAGGTGGCTGGTCTTCTAGGTTCATTTATTATTTATCTTGTTATGGAAATAACCTGCGCCTTCTTGCACAAACATTGAGTTGACATCGTGCCCATCAGGTAATTGAACAATAGTTACTGGTAATTCACGGGCTAGGCTACGTGCAAACTCAGTTCCTGCTTGGTCTCCATCTGCAAAAACAAATACTCTTTCAAAGTCTGCAAGCAATCTTGTGTAATGTTTTTTCCAAGAGTTAGCACCAGGAACCCCAACGCAAGGTATGCCAATGCAACCTGACATAGTGATTGTATCTAGTTCACCCTCACATACTCCTATAAAGTCTCCCGCTTTTTCAATATCAATTACGTTATACATTCTAGTTTCAGCACCAGTTAAACCCATATACTTAGGTTCAATAGCAGGATGAAGAGCCCGAAAACGCAAATCGACAACGCCAGTCTTGGTAATATACGGTATGGATAGTCTTCCTTTGTATGCTTCGTGTCCAACTTCAGGCCCTTCTACTACGCCTAATTGCGCCAACCGTGCTACTTCCATTGGAATGCCCCTGTTTTTTAGGTAATCTTCCGCCTGATAAATGTTTGCTGCGTACTTTTCCGTTGCCTTCCCCAGTAATTCTTTCTGCAATATGCTTTGCTTCACGTATATCTACCCCTTCTTGTTTGCTTATAATTTGTAAACTGTTACCCTGCATTCCGCAGGCAAAACAGATGAATATATTATTGTTGAGATTAGCACTTCCTGACTTGTGTGTGTCGGAGTGGAATGGGCACTTGAGATTAACTTGCCCGTAAGTTTGTCGTATGTTTGCTCCGTAGTATGCAAGTACTTCCCTAATGCTTGGTAGGTCATTGTCATTTTTTATCACCATACCCTGCCTCTCTAAGCAGATTAACCGCATCTTCAAGTCTTAAGACTACAACCCAATCCTTCACTTTCTGTTCCCCCTGTCCGTTTAGTCTTAAACAAACTAAACCTAATATATTTTTCTTTGCTCTTTCTTTTAACTGTGCAATAGCACTGGATGGATTGAACCCAGTTCTTGCTTTTACTTCCCAATCAACACCAACACAACCAGTTATATCTGAGCCACTTCGTCCAGCACCTGTACTTTCAGCATATGGAAATCCATTCTCTGCTAAGTACATAGCCAAAACTTTCTGACTACGATAACCCCTGTGCTTGCGTGATTGAGATGGCATTAGTCTGCGCTTTTATCTTTCCTTAAAATTCTAATAGCCCAATCTAATCCTTGGTTAAGACCATCACCCCATTCATCCGTAGGTTTAATCTTTGCCTCTTCAATCTTATTAATGAAATATTGTATCTCTGCATTAACTTCAAACAATACAAGTTGTCGTATTTCTTGAGTCATATCATCTTCTTCTTGTACCATACTACTCCTTAAACTCAGTAACTGGCACTCGCCAGCCATTAATGTACGAATCATACCAATCATCCTTCATATACTGGGTAGGCACGACATATCCATATACTTCAACCTTTGAGTAATAATCTGTATCTAATACTTTTGCCCCAAAAATCAATTTGTCTAAATCTTTTTCCCAAAAAGGAATAGATGTTTGTGTCCGCACCGACCTTACCTCAATGTTTAATCCAACATCAGCCAAGGATTGACGTCTAGTATGTAGGCCATTGGGGTACCAAGGAAGGTTCCAAGATGCGTTGTATTGTTTAGCAACCGCCCACTCGCAGACATTAGCCCGCACATTAGATAATAATTCGTGTTCTAGTTTTCCATCTGCCTTTCCTTGAGCATAGTTGGGTTTGTCAATTGAACCAAATTTTGTAAGCCAACGTTCGGTAGCCAACATAGTGCACACACGCACCTCTTCCTGACTTAAGTCAACAATCACTATGTGTTCTCAGGTATATCATCCATAAACATATATTCAGGGTTAAAGGCCAGCCAAGTTAGTAAGTTAGCATTAGCATCTGCCCTTCCGTATCTATTCTTTACAGGAGCAACAGCCATAGAAGTACCAATAACTCCAAGAGTGCAGATAAGAGCAGGAAGTTGCGCCACCTTACCTTGAAGAGCAGAGCGAGGTTGACAAGGAGTACCAGATACAGCCTCAGAAGTATGATGAAGAATAACAATGGCAGCATTAGTAGCACGAGCAAGATATTTCAACTCCTTCATAATTGCTCTCATTGAGGCAAACTCTTCGCCACCATCAGTAGCAATATCCATTAGGTTATCTACAAAGATAACGACTGGAGGACAACCCCATAACTCTTCAAAGGCTTGCACCTCTTCATCAATATCTTGCAAGGTAGGACTAGATTCAAATGACCACACAATATGTGAACCTTTAGCAAGTGTTGCTTTAGTCCAGCCATAATCAGAATTCATTAGGCTTTCTACATCAGTTTGATTCTTACCTGAAATCATTGAGGCTAATCGCATAGCCATAGTATGTGCATTGGTGTCTGCTGATATGTATAGACTAGGTACTTTCATCTTTAATGCTAGTGCTAAAGCCAGTATTGATTTACCAACACCAGGGGTACCAGCAAACATAGATACTTCTGCTCTACGTAAAATAATTTTATTAATATCAAATGCTCTAAACACAGAGGGTAACGGTTCGCCACCAATATCTGCTCTACCTACAGCACGAACTAGGGTTCTCACTTATTTCTCCTATCTAGTTATGGTAAGAGAACCCTTAACCGTCTCCCCGAAAATTAAGAATTCCCTTACCAATATTTTAAAGTTCGGCTTGCATTAGCCGTTTACTGGAGAGCACTGGTCTGCTCCCTGTGGTTGGGGACATACCCACATCTTGTATGGTTTTCCGTTTTTCTTGCTGATACCACTCAAGAATTTCCGACTTCCGTGTACGCAAGTAGGGGATGCTTCCGATGTCGGGGCGATTGATGAGGTAACTGCGGGCATAGTGCCTGCTGTTGAACCAGTGGTCCCCAAAGGGGCTGCAGTGTAAGCACCTGCTAATAACTTTCCAGTTGCTGCAATCTGTGTAGCGTAATCACTAACACCTTCAAGCAGTACTGATAGTTCGTCAGATGTATTAGCACGAACATTAATTAAATCTCCAGTTGGAGACTTGTAGGAAACCTGTAGTTTCCAATCTTCAATTGCCATTATTTGCCTTTCGTAAATTGGCAGTGCTCTGTGAGTCCACAGTAACTGCACGATTGTAGGTTTGGTAGGAATATGCCAGCCTTGCGAGCCTTGTCAAAGCCATCCACAAAGTATTCCAACATATCTTTTGTATATCTACTAAGGTCAACCATTTCTCCTGTCCCTGACTCACGAGACATCCAGTAGTTACCTAGATTGATTTCAACGCCAAGCATCATTTCTACACCAACTTTATAAAAGCCAAGTTGTAAATCAGATGTTGGTTTGCGTGAGGATGTTTTCAAGTCGACAATCACAAGTTGTCCGTTAACTTCAAATATCCTATCAATAAACATTTTCACTGGCACGTCAGCGATTATGGGATTTAACTCCAACTCGATAGCACGAACACCTTGTGGGGTAGTCCATATCTTCCAGTCTTTATTATTCTTGCGCCAAGCGATGTAGTTATCTACCCACTTGGAACCTTGTTGATACCACCAGTTAGCATCTTCCTTATCGGGATTTGCTTTAGTGGAGCGACCCGCAACACGGGCTGTGCTTAAATCAATATCCTTGGTTTCAGTTTGCCAAGCCTTAATCCATAACTCATTCATTTTCTAAGTCATACAATTCTGTGGCTAGGTGAAATGCTTTACCGCCTGCAGACCAAACACTTGGCTCTTCAGGTATTTGTAATAATCTTCCTAAGTAATACTGATAACCACAAGTTAGGTAAGTTATAAATGCTGAGTAGGATATGTGTGCTGGCAGTTTGTATCCATCAAGTTTAATCATCATATTCTCCTGTCTTAAGTTAGACTAGATAGTTCTTTTACAGAGGACAGGAGAGTACTCAACATAAAAGAACTATCTAATATTATATATTAATTATATAAGGGGCTCCGCCCCTATATTAATTATATTATACTAATAAGATAATTATACACATAAACCTGACATATGGAGGTGCTACGACACGCCGATATAGAACGATAAAAGACCCCCCTTCCTAGTATCTCTACTGGGTCGGGGGGTTCTTCGTGTCTATAAAGGGCCTTTAAAGCCCGATTAGGGGTATCTAGTTAGAGCCTAGACCGTATTCCCTTTCGGTCTTGTCAGCCCATTTAGCAGCAGGGGCAGCCAAGGCGCCAATTAGAATTGCATACTCAGGAGCAAGGTCAGCAGCAAATGCTAGTCCCATAGTTATCGCTGATGCAATAACTGCTCGAACATAAGATTTAAAAGCAGCCTTTGTCTTAGGGTCTTTTAATTTAGCAACTAAGTCTTTC